CCTGCGGCCATCAGAACACCCTTGCTACTCGAAATCGTGACTCATTACGGCCTTCAATATTTGAAGAACTAACCATTCCCTCCAGCGATTTTGCTTCCGCTACAGTTTGCATAAAACGAGATTTGTACATTTCGGATTTACCTACATCTTTACTCTGTGACTCCTTAAGAAACGCACGTTCCAATGCACCCCAAACTAAACACTCATGGTATCTATTAGAGATAGTTGGACTAGCTGAATCAGAAGCAAGATCCGCTAGAAGTGGTGTGCCTCGGAGACTGATCTTTTTGACCAGTTTTGCATCAGTGACTGTAAGGATTGCGGTATTACTGGTACTACCAGGATCGGTCACAGTAATGGTGTCACCAAAGTTATATCCTGCACCTTCATCTGTAATCACAAATGTAGGATTACCACTAGAGTCAGTTGTTGCAGAAAACGCTATTTCAATGCCATTACCGGAGGTTACTACTGTGTCCTCATTTGCAGTAGAAATAAGAGTATGGGTCTGATCTGCTTGCCATGCCCCACTAGGAGTAGGTGATAAGTCTGCAACCTTCAGCGAAACATTCTTGTCCATAAAGAAGTTTTCATCGTTAGCTGGTAGGGGCCATATTCTGAAATCATCTTGGGTCATGTTATTGAAGACTATGGCTTCAATATGACCTTCCCTTTCACTCCAGCTTTCAGTGTAAGCTCCGGTTCCTGTGAGTGTGGTTTGGATGGTTGTAAATGGATTTGGGACAGTTCCGAAAACACCTTCTATGAATTGACCACTTGTTGTGGTTCTCCACACCGCGCTGTTCAGTTCTCCCTCATTCAGGATCATCAACTGAACGCCTTGGATCTCTGCAGAGACAATCTTTTCGATTGTAGAAGGCTTGGTTATGTTGGGGCCAATGTTGTAGAAAACAATTGTACTGTCATCAACAGAGGTAGCGTTACCTATAGGGTAAGTGAACGTAGTATCGTTCACCTTTCTGATAACCTTACCTCCGCTGAACACGGCTTGGTCACACCTATCTATGTAGATAGCATCGCCAGTAGATAGTCCATGAGCAGTAGACGTTACGATCTTTGCAGTTTTTCCATTAGAAGAAAGTGTCCCTGCTTTAGGGATTCCATTGGAAAAATCTACTTCAGCCGTAACATGGGGATACTCTACAAGACGGATAAACTCACGCTGGGCATCAGAGATATATCGGTTTAACTCCGAATCTTCCCAACGCCTGTTATCACGATCCTGTAAATAATCTTCAACTCGTTGTCTGAGTTCTAGTCGATTCACTGATCAAGTTCGATGACCTGATGCCGTTCAATCGCATTATCCAATTGCTTCTTATCGTATCCTTTAGGCCAGGCAATGACTCTGAACTCAAATCTTCGTCCATGTCTTGCTTCAAGCTGTTGAGATATCTGAGGTTGGAAGTACTTTGTTTCTACGGCATCACTGAGTACGTTTAGATGCTCGATAGGCAAGTATATGGGTTTACCTCTGGGTGCAACAATCGTCCAGGAATTAAGCGTAATAGGCACTGGTCCGTTGTCCCACGCCTCTCTTCCTGTTTGGATTTCTACGATGCACCAACCTTCTGATGGTGCGGCTCCTGGCTCCGCATCCTTCGCCATCTCCATACCATCTCGGACTATGGTAAAAACACCTTGTCCACTTTGCTTATAAGCACCAGAAAGTTTGGACTCCTGTAAAACAGGACCGCCCTTTCGTTCTTGTTTAACTAAACCACCAGCTAATGGCATTTACGTTGTCCAATTAAAGTTGAAAGAGGGGACTTCATGTCCCCTCAACTAAATTACGCCTCAGTGACAGAGGTCTCACCATAAGTCTTGGTGATATACGCAGTATCTGGAGCGAATCTAAAATCAAACCAGATAATCATTTGCCCTGCAGTTGGGACAGTACCGGCTGATGCAATAGTGTAACGAACTACATATACACTTTCGTTAGTATCACCATCGGTAGAAGCTGCTACTGTATGAAAACGTTTTGCAATAGGAGTTTCATGAACCGCTGCAGTACCTTTAATATTTGTAGATGCTAAAATTGCATCGGCTGTATTAACATCACCAATAGTTAGTGCTGCGGAAGTTCCGGTGTTAAAGCTTGTTTTTAGTAAGACAACAGCCTTATCCACAATTGTACCTCTAGGTACAACGAGATCATAAGTCTTTGATGCTACTAAACTTCCACCGGAAATAGTATCCCCAAAATTAATAACAGTGTGTGCCGAGGTTTGTGGCATATTAGATGCCCTAACTTGGATAGAATCCATGCTTACCTTTCAAAAATTAGATATAGTTTTTTGTCAAAAGTAAAAGTGGCTCCAGTGAAGCCACCTTTAAGTCAATTAAATGGCAGATGCACAGCACTCAATGCGGTACAAATACAGATCCTGAAGGATCACACAGGAGTAAAAAGTTTCCCATGCAACAGTTCCGCGCTGTCCAAGAGGGTCTCCTGGTCCAGGCTTAGGTGCGACAACTTTACTTTTGATGGAGTCTTTTCCACCCAAAGTTGCACAACCACCAAAATCTTCAGCCATTATAATGACAGGATAAACATCAGCACTTCCACTGGTATTAACAACATTACTTGATGATGCTCCGGCTCCTTTGAAGCTCTGAGCCTGAGTAGTACCAATGAAACGGATGCCTCTGGCAGATCCCATTTCTCCATCCATTACATCACCTTGGTCAGCATAATTTTCTACTGAAACAAAGCCAGGGATACGCTCAAGGTCAACCCTTAGATCTGGATGACAAATAGCAACATAAGATGCACGAATTGCAGATGTTCCAACACCATCATCGGCATTTAGTTGGTTCATCATTTTCATAGCATCATTACGCTCTAAAGTTCGGATTGCGGCATCCAAAGTAGAGGTAGTTGCGGCTACAGTGGAAGGAAGTGTTCCGTTTTCTCCACCAATGGTAGTGTTAAGTGTATTTCTTGCACTTCCATTGGAGAAACCACGTTGAGTTCCTGCACGAAAAGTTTTGTAAGAAATAAAGTCGAGAGTTTCTCCACACTGTTGCGCCTGTCTTTCAGTTATGATTTTAACCACAGGGTCAGACGCTGCAGCCATTTGGACATCAGTTGTATTAACAAAACTTCCAAATTGCTCCAAAGTGTGCTTTATTGTCGTTTGTTGTAAAACGTCAAATTCCGGTGTAATACCCTCTGCAACTGGAGTATCAACAATCGGAAACCTCTCATACCTTCTGTGACGGATTTCTAATCCTTCACCTTGTGACTTAGTTTCTTTCTGAGCAAAACGTCCAAAAGTTAACAATCTTTTGGCAATAGGGAGCATAGCTTTCTGGATCGTGTAAGCATCATGTGCTGACAAATCTCCATACGAACTCCCAGTTAAAGTACCGGTTCCAGCGTTAATAGGCATAATTGCCTCCTTTCAAATTAAACCTGTGAGGGGATACTGTCCCAAAGCTCATCAGGTGTCATATCTTCAATACGCTTTTCTGGCTTTGGAGTAGCGTTTTTCACTAATCCTGAAGCAGCCTTTCTGCGTTGCTGTTTTTGTTCACTGACTGGTTTAGTTTCCGCAACAGGTTCTGGACGAAACTTTGATTTTCCTATCGGAGAAGATAAGAAATCGTGCATCACAGCTATGTGATCTCTCGCTACCTTTGCGACATCTTTACCATCCAATGTTTGTGTCATGGCCTGTTCCCTTATGGGAGATGCCATCACAAAATCGTAAAACTCATCTGACTTGTCGATATCCCTAAAGTCTTCCCCTATATACTGTCTCATCAGTTGTTGATGGGTCAGTGCTTTCTGTTGATGATCGTATTGTGCAATCCTGTCCTGCATCAGCTTCAGGGTTTCCTGTTGCTGATTCATCGGATCGAACACATTTTTACTAGCCATCTTATTGACTTCCTCCATAGCCATCTTCTGGGCTACAGCAAGGATGTCAGGAAACTCTTCGGCTACCTTTTTCTCATCATCCGTTAAAGCATAAGGATTAACTTTAGGTTCTTCTTTCCTAGCTTCCGTTTTTGGCTTCTGTAGATCCTGGTTTAACTTGAGATTCTGTATCTGGAGAGTCATATACTCATCTCTGAGTTTTGACTGTTCCTCGTTTCTCCGGTGAAATTCCCTTTCTAGGTCTTTGTACCTCTTCTCGTAGTCATGTTTAGGTTCTTCAGGTGTGGCCTCGACTTCAGCTACTTCATATCCATCAGTAGATTCGTTTTCTGGCCCTTCAGCAACTGGCTCCTCAACTTCAACAGTCTCCTGTTCCTGGTTCTCAGGCTCAGATGTAACTTTTTCAGTTTCGGTTGCTCCAGCTTGCGCCCAAATCTCATCTGCGGTTAGTTCAGGAGTGCCATCTTGGTTCTGTACTTCCTCAGTTTGATTTTCGCTCAAATGTTAGGTCCGTAAAATGTTAAAAACTAATCATAAAGTTTAATAATCTCTTCGAGTGCTTGCACACGCCCCACTACTAAATTGTGCATTGCTTTTGATCTGTCATCGATTACTAAATTATCAAACAGTACTTGTTTTTCTTGCTCTATAACTATATTTACTATTTCTTTAAAAGTTTGCCAAGCAGGATCTCTAAACCAACGATCTAAATTGGCTACGTTAGCGTGCTGACGGATTAGCTCTCTGCTGATCAATTATGTCTCTCCCTGTTAGTCCACCAGCTTGTCTTTCTTCAATCCCTTGATTCATTTGTTGAATCTGTTGGTTCATTTGAGCATTTTGTTGCGGTGTCATCCCAGACTGTTGCGCTTGCATCATCGCTTGTTCTTGAGCCTGTTGTGCTTGCATCTGTTGCTGTTGCTGTTGCTGGGATTGCTCTTGTTTTTCTTCATTCAGTAATGTGGAAAAAGCGTAATAATCTGGTATCGGATCAAGTAATACTTGGCCTCTTGACATAAGCATTTGGCGTTCTGCTATTTGTGACTGCCTAATATCTTCAGATGTTGCTTTTTTCTCATCCAAAATTGCTTTGTCTTTTTCAAAACCAGATCTCAATTCTAATTCTTGTTGGAGCATTTGAATTTTCATTTGCTCCATTTGTTGTGCTTGCTGTTGCTGTTGTTGTGCAGCTTGTTGTTGTTCCTGTTGAACCTGTTCTTCTGTTTTTAAAATCTTTTCAGGGTCCAGGTTGAATGCGCGAACTAATGGTTGTGTAAATGACTCATAATTTATGTACTGTTGCAGTTGAGGCATATTGCCGATCGTCTGAAGAAAATTCAGTAACTGGGTATTGTGAATTTCCTTACTGACATACTGTGTCCACCCAGTACTAATTGCTTCGTAGTCCCCTTTAATCCCAATTTCCTCGCTATCTACCATCAGCCAGTGGTAAATCCCAGTGATACAGGAGGTCAGCATATCGGAAATACTTCTAACTACATCCGCAGTTTGCTTGTTTGCATTACTGTTAAGGATTGACATCCCAGTAGCCGTGCGAGTCTGGGATGGACTTTGATCTCCGTAACCAATTGCGGTTTGGCCTGAATCCAGATCCGCTTCGCGCTCAAGCATCTGGATCATAGGAGTCAGGCCATTGGTAACATCTGGTATCACCACAGACGAAAACGCATCTGACACCGCATTCCCTGCTCTAATTTTAAATTGTTTACCTGGATAAATCGTTTCTGTGTCACTCCCAGCTTCCAGTGCTGACGGATTGACAACAGTCAATGGAGTGGCAGAAAGGGTCTTTCCTTCTACCATCATGGCGTAACAAAAATTTGTCAGTGCCTGGACATCTCTTATGCTGTAGTAGATTCCATCACCCCAGAAAGTTTCCGGTCTCCGTTGCCATTGACAAACAGCGAAAGGGATTCTTCCGTCAAAGGGATTCATCGCCATCTTGATGACTTTATCACCTACCAGCCAAACACATACATCCTGGTAGCCTTCCGCATCTTCTGGGATATCGATGTGTGGCTTTAGATCCTCTGTATTAAGATTCCCCCAGAACTCAATCACTTCAAATTCTTTGACATCCTCAGAGTGATGTTCCTCATCTTTAATCGGATGTCTGCTATCGGTTCCTGCGGTCTGTTGAACTCCTATATCTTTTTCGAGGACTTCACTAATAACAGACGGCAGGAATCCATCTTCTGCGCTCAAATCCAGTAATTCGTTTCTACTCATGTAGGTTCGCTGGATCACATATTCCGCATCCTCTACGCTAGTGGCTTCAGGAGAAGGAAAAAGATTCCAGGGAGAAACATAGGTACTGGTTGGCACTAATTCGGACTCAATCTGGCTTTCCACCGTCATCAAGTCTTCTGCGGTTTTCACATTTTCATAAACAGGAAAATTAAGAGTCTTGAGAACAGGGGACTTGATAACCCCAGTGCCGTAGAGGCACAGGTCAAACAAGGTGTCTAGGACACTGTTTAGGAAACCAGTTCGATCTAAAATATCCCTGATACGAGCCTCCATTTTGATAGCTCGTTGGGCAAGAATGTCTCCTAATACCGCTGGCGGTGAATTCGGTGGAATGTCAGGTGGATAGTACCGAGGCATACGAGAAGGAGTGATGGAGAACGGAATTCGTCCTTCATCAAAAAGTAATGCACCAATCTTCACTCTGGCTGCATTAACTTTCCGTCTGGTAAGGTTTACAAAGATACCTCGTTCATTCGCAAGCTCTGCGGCTTTATGAATGCGAGAAGGGTATTCAGCCCTATAGGCAGAATACGCCTCATCCCAGACTTCTTCGTAAGGTTGGCGGTACTCTTTGGCGTTTTCATACATCTCTTTAATGGCTTTGCCGACATCGTCTAATTCGGCAACCACTACAGTGACATCTGAATCCTCCTTAGTACCTTCCTCAATCAGTTCTTCTTTTAGCTCTTCAACTGCCATCTAGCCTTTTATTCCAATTCTAGGATGCACTTTCAGCTTTTTCTTCTTTCGCTGGCTTTTCTTTGGGAGTACTTTTTTTCTCTTCAGCTTTTGCTACTGGAGCAGGGTTTTTCGGTAGAAAAGTTTTTCCGTGTGCAATACTCATTTGAACATTCCTTTCAGTTTTTGCATTTTCTTGTTAAATGATTTCTTTTTCTTGTCATAAGACTTCTTTAAAGAAGTCTTATTTTTTTTAACGTCTTTAATTCCTAATTTGCTCTGGATATCGGATATAAAACCTTTGCCCTTATTAGCTTTTTTAGTAGTCTTATTTTTAGCTTTAGCTGGTTTTGATTGACCTCTTGCTATCCTTGAAGTGACACTATTTTTTGCACCGCCTTTTGGCGTTCTCCCATAGGGCATTATTTTTTGCTCCGATTCTTAGATTTAGAGATAACTCTTAGGTTTTTCTTGGAGTTGTTTCTGGGATTCCCATCTCGATGATCGACATCTTTCCCATCACCTTTTTGGACACGCCCACTCGTTGTGAGGGATCTTCTGGCTTTGTTTCTCGATGCACGTTCAGTTTTAGCCTTTTTTGAGGCGTGATCCCTTGCATATTCCTTCTTGTAGTTACGTTTCTTCATGCTTCTTGAGTGCATCCGTAAAGTTCAATAGAGCATTGTTGATCGACTCAAGAAAGTAAGCGATTCGCTGTAACTGGGCTTCAACTTCTTCAAACTGAGGTCCAAGGTTAATGTCTACAACAAATACATCTTCGTCTTTGTTTCTTTCTTCTTCCATATTCCTTAAGTCGCAGGGGTGAGCAAAAGAAGGGAGAAAACCCACCCCTGCTAGAGCAAGGAGAACGTCTATAATAGTCAATATTTTCTAAAGTTAAGCAAGTAATAACTTGTGTATAAGGCCTTAATACCTTACATTTATCCTTTTTGGAACTAAAAAGGAGGCTGGATGCCTAAAGCTGTAGAAAAAGTTGTTAAAAAGTGCGCCCACGTTAAGTGTAAAAAAAAATTCCTGGATGAGTGGGGTACTAAGAAGTTCTGTAATGACGAATGTAAGAAAAGACAACGATGGCTAGAGAGGCAAAAGAAAGGAGATAAAAGGGGAGGATATAACCGAAAAGTCTATATCAGTTTATGGTGTAAAGCCAGAGGTGAAGACCCTGGTACAGTGCCGTGTCACTATTGCGAAACGAAACTCACAGTAGACACGTTTGTTATTGATCACAAAGTACCAAGCTCTGAACTGAAAACCAGAGAGGCAAAACAGGAAATGGACAACCTCGTAATCTCCTGCAAATCGTGCAACCTACAAAAAGGGGTACTACCCTACGAGATGTTCTATACTTGGAAACAATCCACCATCAAACCCCAGGAGCCTGATACAGAGAAAACCGCTTTTTCTCAGATTGATACTTCTGCTCCTTCCACCGAGTCGAGCCAGGATAAAGTTTCGTAGCAAATGCCGCAATAGCAAGACTCATGACACAGTCATCATGACTCCCAGTTGCTGCACTCATTGATCCGTTGCTCTGAAAAACAAAACTTGCCATCTCATCCAAAGTGGTCTTGTTGTGAAGCTGAATTTCACGCTCCCTCACAAGTTCACGCAAGTTATCAATGATCACAGGTTTCGTCCTGAGCGTAGTCTTGAACCCCAGTTTCCGTGTCGCGCGGTTACTTCTCTCATCCAGAATCTTGTCATAGTACAAATTCGGATACTGGTGGATCTCCTGGAGAAACTTCAACGAGACTAATCCGTGGTTATTCGACTCTACTGCAACCATTGCATTGTTGTACCAACGTCCCAGGCTCACCAGTTTCCATGCAAGAAGATCAGGATCGATGCGTGTCCGCAGAATGGCTTGCTCTTCATAGGTCAAAGCATCCAATACAATCGCTACACTCCAGTCCGTATCCCTCGTCCCAACCTCAATACCCTCAGACACATCACAACCCACCCTATATTCCCTATCCGATTGCGGTGGAGTCCATACAATCAACTCTCCTTCATCATCAGCCCTTTCTAAATAGTACCGATTTAGTCCAGTATCCCTACGCTTCTGCTTGACAGGAATGTTATATAACCCTGGCGGTGTCTCTCTTACCCTCTTTTCTGCCTCTAGTTGCATAAAATGCAACGACTTCTTATCAAAAACACTCCTGCCAGTGGTCAAAAACGCCTCAGAAGCATTACAGGGGTATTCCTGCCTAAACAGGTCTATATCCCCATTACACTGTACATCAATGGTCTGTCTACGCCATTTCAGGGTCTCTAAGTCGATTTGAAACCGCAGATCTCCTTCCAAAGTAGAATACTCTGCATAGTGACCCAAGAGTTTCTCCTCTTCTTCGCCACCATAAGCAGGGTTCTGGCCCAAGCTGTCCTTAAAAGTCTGCTTCTCCTTGTCATCCTTAAAAGGAAGCCGATACTCCGAAAATACAAAATATGGGATAAATACCGAAGCCCACCTTGAAGACGGATTTTCTTCAGCATCCTTCCAACGCTCATAGAAGATACCGCCCACACCATTTGCTGTACTCTCCAAGAATGCCTCCGTCTGGTAACCCTGTACCACTGTGTTAAGCACCCCCAGCAAATATTCATTCCCCCCCTCACCCCAGAAAGCCACCTCTGAACAATGGAGGAGATCCACCTTGCTTCCCCTAACCTCCTTTCCTCCCACTGTGGCAAGACTGTAACTCGATCCAAGTTCTGACCATACGAGTTCATTCTTTCCTGAATATCTGACCTCCGGCTTAATCTCTTCTGGAAGATTCTCCTCAAATCTCCTTGCCATATTAAACATCGAATTCGTAGCACTGCGAGAATGTGTAACAATCTGAACATTACGATTCGTTCTAGTCGCAGCCTTAGCAAAGTAACGTCCTTGAACATAAGTACTCATTCCAAGCCTTCTGGCTTTTAATACAATGATTCTAACCATGTCCTGTTCCCTTAACTGCCTCTCTGCTACCGCATGGACAATCAACTGAGCAGGGTTCAACTCAAAAGGGACCATTAAGCCAGTCCCAAACTCCTCTACCTTTAAACCTACCTGAAAATAATCAACCGGATCAGAATAGATTCGGTTGATTAATTCCTCTAAATTGTTATCTGACTGCAATGTAAAAATTGTGGTTATCGATGGTTGCAACCTTCCGCATACTACTTAACCAGTAGGGCTTCCGATTCTTTAACTCAAAGTGATCAGCACCATCCGCATAGTCAATCGTACCTCGTAAAACATGATTCGATATATCTACCGCCTTTAACCAGGCTGTCCGATTTTTGATCACTTCCGGTTTTCCGTCACAGTAAAAACTGAAAGCACACTTGTGTAACAACGGTCTTCCGTTCCTACCCCTACGCCCCTGTGTCACTACCTCCGTTACACTATTCGGAAACTTCTTACTCCTAACCCTGTTCCGTATCACCGAGGCAACTGCTAACTGACCAGAAGTGGATTCACTCCTAGCCTCAAAATAAATGGCTGTACTCATCCAAAGCACATCCTCTGTTAACTTATCGAGTTTTGCTTTATCCGCACCTGTAAAAGTGAAGATAAGAGGCAAGATGATAAACTTCACCATGCAACCTCCCTAAGTAAATTAATTTGCGTATTGTTTAGCCCCTGAATTGAGGCTTAGATCTAATAAACATGAATGACATACCGGAACACTCCTAGAGAATTCCAGTTTGTAGTGGGGTATCCTGTAGTCTGCAGATAAACTGCAAATACTACATTCGGTGCTTTTCTTCAGATTGAGAAGCACTTTCGGTGGCTTTAGGCTCTTCATCTACTTCATATAGATCAACCGCCCTGATCCAAGGAAAACCAGCACAATTTGCTACCTGTACCATAAAATCCTCCATATCACTGATATCCAATATCGGATTCTGTATGCTACACGTTGCAACCGCTTTCCCTGATTCAAAACGAAATTCCCATTTCTGTATTGCTGAGTCCATTTGTATCCCTGTTGCTCGTTGGTACGCTAAACGATGTTCCTTCTGCTTCTGTGATTCCTTACTCACTATACTCCTTGCATTACTTCTTCCTCACCGGATTCTTGCCGTAAGGCTTCTTACTCTGCTTTACCTTCTTGCCGTACATCATAAGAACTTAGGCTTTGATAATGATTCAGATCTTCTCTCACCATCTGCATCACACTTGACTGATGCCTCAACGAAAAACTTGGTTAAATTGTCACTGTCAATCTTAACGTAATCAGTCGATGAGTGTATTTCCCTGCTTGCATCAACTACACAATCACAATGATTTACATGCATCGGAAGTGGAAAATACGGAATATTAGCCCTCCTGGTATTAAAGCATATCTGCCACATGCCCCTGATCTGCTGCGTTGTGTGATCTCCTGAAAATCTGGGTTTTATAAATCCCACGTTTGAACAACCTAATAATGCAAAACTAAATAGGAGCAACGCAATTATCAAATATCTCATCAGTCTCTTACTTCTTTTTGGTGTTACGCTTTGCTGCTACTGTCTTCTTAGCAGGACTCTTCTTCGTGTACACATATACGTGTACACTTACCTATAGTATATAGTGTTAGTGTGTAGTACTGACTGTTCGCCACTTGGGTGGCTCACAGTCCTTCGTCCCTTTTATACTAATCTGACTAAAACTAGTCAAGTTTTTCTATATGTTCAAGTTTAAAAACCGATATTCTACCCTCCTCTCCTCTTTCGGCTTTTCCAACTCCCTATGTAGAAGTATACTAACCAGTATTAAACCCATAATGGATAAAAACCAGTATTAAAACCATAATGGATAAAAATAGTATCGTCTTGAGTAAATCCATGACTATGACTTCAACGAAGGTAATACCTTATTAAGCGTTAAACCCTTCTCTCTCACCAGTTTCTCTCTCTCCACTATGTCTGCAACCTTTGCGTAACCAGCAAGATCTACTAAATTGTCCCTCCGATGCCTGTGTATCTCCCTCACTAGCTTTAATCCGCACATCATTAATGCAACCTTCTCCGGTGGAATAGGGTCCGTGTCCAGTATTACCCCCCATATCCTGCCTATCCGTAAGCAGTTGTCGTAAGGATGGTCATACGCCCACTGGCGTTCTCCGTCTACAAGGCGATCTGCTTCCTGAAGTATGGTCTCTTTAGTCATTTCTGGGTGTGGGTGGGAATGGATAGGGGACTCCTAATAATTAAGTATGGGGTATGCCGGCCCTCGAGGGGGGAGGGGGAGCTGCGGTTACATCGATGTCGCTCCAGGAGCTGCGATCCAGCACATGGTGGCAAAAACAAGGGTGGCTTTTTTGATAAAATCTATATGTACGATAATGTATGTTTTGGCACATATCAATTAAGCTGTTTAAGGGTTTTCTTTTCCAATGTTTTTAATAGGTTTTCTACCTTAAGTTCATGCTTATGCTTAATTTCTTTTTCTTGTTGAAACATGCCAATAGATTGACCTAACAATTTTAGTGCATTGAGCGATGCAGTATATGATTTATCTTCCATTGATTTAGTGTAGACTTCATCAAGCTTTGCAATTACTTTGTCTGGGGTCCAACCATGCTTGATTGCCTTATTTTTTTTCACTTCCAAAATATACGCCTGAATCACAGGTTTTTTAAGCAAACCTGAGCAATAAGTTTCACTGCTTGATTCACTGAATCCTGCGAGCAAACCGGACTCTTTCACTTTCCCTGTTTCTAAGTATCTGTGGACAAATTCCTGCTCCTTAAGTGACAAGTTTTTTACCTTGTCTTCCAACCTAGTCATCCTGCTATTCGTTGCCTCAGCTTGTTTTACTGCTTTTCCCATGTCATTTCATCAAATGAAAAGTATTCAATTTCAGGTTTAAGTTTTTGGATTTTACTTCCCTGTTCTAAAAACTTAATAGTTTCGGATCTAATTAAAGCTCTTGTTTCATCCTTAGACAAATCATCTATAAATTCTTTATGCAATTGTGGTTTTATTTTCAGTTTATACTCAAATACTGGTTTAAGTTTTTGTCTACAAATTGATCCACAAGCTTTAGTTCTTTTGAATCTTGCTATGTAAGTTTTTCCACAACCTTTACAGACTTTAATTCTTCCCTGTTTTATTAATATTTCTTTTGCATAGTTTTCGGTTGTTCCTGCATCCAGTTTCAAAAATTTATCAAGTTGATCATGGTATCTGCAGTGAATGATTTTACCTTTTTTCCATCGCTTTACTGATGTTTTTGTGATGCCGACAGCTTTAGATATCTGTTCATCCGTACAGGCATCAAGCTTAGTCAAAACGATACTTTTCCCAGTCATCATGTACCTTGTAAGTCCTTGCTAATGCTAGTGTTAGCCAATTTTACTTGACAATCTAGTCATGAATTGGATATGATTTAACCATGCAACACAGAGCAAGTCAATTCAGACTAGCTTTAAGTATAAAATCAATTATTTAATAGGCTATATCATGACTAAAAAACTGCATTTAATAGATCAAGTTGAAATTTGTTCTGATTGTCTTATGTTCCACGAGTCAGGAGACATGAGTTATCTAGAATTACAGAGTGAGCAAGAGCAAACAGAAATAATGAACCGACTAGAAGCAGGATCAAAAGTATTAAGAGAAAACAATCAAATTTTATCTGCAGAATCCAGTGAAGAACATGAACCATTTTTCTCTTGGAATTCCTGTGATATTTGCGATTCAAAACTAGGCGGAACAAGGCATGAAGCATCAATTTTAGAATGGAAATAAATCATGAAAACAAAACAAGCACTTGAAACGATAGGCGGACTCTCAAATCCTGCAAAAATGCCATGTAAAGGATATTCAATTCCTGCGGTTCATTGTCAAACAGGGTCAAAACTTAGACAAGTTGTAGGTAGTACATGCAACAAGTGCTATGCACTTAAAGGAATGTACCGATTTAGTACCGTAGAAAATGCATTGGAGAACAGATTTCAAATTTTACTCAAAGCACTTAATAACAAGGAAGAACAAAATAAATTTGAATTAGCATTCCGAGTACTACTAAAAAAACAGACTTTTTTTCGCTGGCATGATGCTGGCGATATTCAATCAGTTAAGCATTTAGAACTAATCTGCAGAATAGCAGAACAAAACCCTCATGTTATGTTTTGGATTCCAACAAGAGAGTACAAGATTGTTTCAGATTATCTTGCCAAGAATGAGAAGCCAGAAAACTTAAATATTAGGCTATCCGCTCACAAGATTGATACCAAAGGACCACAAAAATTAGCCGAAAAACTAGGCTTAACAGTTTCAGAAGTACATTCTGAAAATACGGATTCTTTTTCATGTCCGTCTAAGTATATCACCAGCAATAAAACGACTAAATCAGGCAAACTAGATACTGGCTTTTGTTCTGGGATTGATACCAGAACAAACAAGAAAACTGATTGTAGAAAGTGCTGGAATAATAACCATAAGTCTACGAGTTATCCGATTCATTAAAAAAAAGGAACAACATGGAAGAAAAAGGAGAGACCTTTGAACAGATACTTCAAAGAGAAATAGAGAAGCTTGATGAATTAGATGATCGGATTAATGAAACAATAGAAGAGTATCAAAACATCAACTATCAACTCAAACAATTGGAGCAAGACAAATGAAATTTATTCATCCTATTTACTGGAAGTGTAAGCACTTCAAACAAGAGGCAGAACAAGCACTGAAAACAAATGCGGAATATTTCAAAGCAGATGAAGGATTCAAACTAGTTCCGTTCAATGGAACAAGAACAGATAAAGTGCATTCAGACATGATTATCTGGAACAGGGACCAGATTAAAATTGCACTCAAATATCAGAACTAATGACGGATAAAACTTATGAAAGAATATCAAATAATTTTACTAGGCATCACTCTTGGAATGTATGCAATTTTTTTCAATCTTAATTCACTCATTCAATAGGAACTAAATATGTTTATTCCAGAAATAAAAAGGTATTTAGCTATAGCAAAGGAACAAGAAAAAAAGTGTGTTTTGTTAGCATGTGAACACTCAGGAACAGTGTCAAAAGCTTTTCAGGATAATGGTTGTTTTGTGGTCTCCTGTGACTTGTTACCTACAGAGGAACCATCTGTCCCTCACTACAGAGGGAACGTGATTGAACTGATTAATCTTGGATGGGATTTGATGATCGCTCACCCTCCCTGCACTCACCTTGCGGTCAGTGGTGCAAGATGGTTTAAGAACAAACGAAAGGAACAGAAAGAAGCTCTTGAATTCGTCCGCATCTTATTAGATGCAGACATACCTCAAATAGCATTAGAAAACCCAGTTTCTGTGATCTCATCCAAGATCAGAAAACCTAATCAAACCATTCAGCCTTGGCAGTTTGGACACGGAGAAACAAAGCGGACATGTCTCTGGTTGAAGGGTTTGCCCAAACTGGAACCTACCAACGTAGTTGAAGGTAGATTCGGCTACTGTCACTCTCTCCCACCTAGTGCTGACAGGTGGAAACTCCGTTCTAAAACTTACAAGGGAATCGCTAAAGCAATGGCTGACCAGTGGGGTGCAGTATGATTAAAGTCAGAGAATATCAAGGGTTAAGAGTCCGCAAAGAGATTCATCTTGATATGTATTCAGGAGAGGATGCCGTTGCACTACTGAATGAGATGGAATCCTTTGCAAGGGAACAAGCAGAACGATGGAAGGGGACAGATTGGAGACAGTTTGTCACCAGAAAGAACAACCATCTAATAGTTCGCTTTATACAGAGAGTAGCGAACATCACTTTCAGTACTGGAGAACATCTAGAGTACTGCGATAGGTGGATAACAAAACAAATAAATCATTATCAAATCATTTCATAGGAGCATTATGAGTGTAGAAGAACGATCAGAATTAATTCAAAAGCTTAACTTTAAGCTATTTATAGCCAGATCAATAATCTGTGAGGATTACGGATTAGAACTGGATGAGCATGGTGAGGTTGATATGCAAACTGTGCAAGACGCAGATGCAGTTGAAGATGTTTCTTATAACGTGGGAATCATTAAAACAGTGATGGAAGTTAAACAACTTATTGGAGCATAACAATGAACAGGATGAAAGAAGAACTAAACGAATCAGTCGATCAAGTAATTGAATTATTCAGGAATTATCAAACCACAAATAACAGAGAGTTAATAGATGCATTTCTAGACAAACTATTTGTCCAGCACTTAACTCATCAAGCCAGTGTTATTCGAACACTAATTGAAATCATTAAAGGGTACGAGAATGCACGTTACGTTGATGGTAGGAATGAAGGTGCAGTCCGAGTATCAAAGCTGATTAATAAATTAGATAAAGAGGAGAATCTTTATGTTCCTTACATCTAAAACAGATGGAGATTGAAAATGGAAAAAACCAAAGAGCGAATGTACATGAACGTAAATACCGGTAGTGTGGATTCTTACACCGGATGGGAGTATGAAAACCAAAATGGTGAACAGGTAAACGCTGTTGATTTAAATGAGGTTGTGGAAGTTTCTTGGGACAAAAACAAAGAACAATGGGAGGTACAAGATGTATAGTACTAAAGAGAAAAAAGACTTTATTAAAAGAGTCTGTAAAAAAACAGGTATCCATCATGTGAGTGATGGATATCACAAATTTGGAACAGGGGAACGAGGGTACTTCTCAATGCATGAGAAGTTTATCTGCAAAACTTTAGATGAAGCATTCATCTATACCCAAGGATTACATGACGCTTTTAACCTTTTACAAAAGGAACAGGAAGTATAACGAAAAAAAAGATTATGGTGACCTCATTCTTGAAAGAATAGAAGAAGGTATTTATAGCGAGAACGAAGTGATTGGTGCATTAATGCGATGGATAGGATTAGGAAATAATAGAGATTTTAGAGAGATATTACATAAGAACGAAATGCTTTTAAACGATGATGAATAAGGAACAAGATGGATGAATACTTAGAATTAAAACTTGCTAGAAGCAAGAGAGGCAAAATATTTGTTTTCTTGTACAAAGAATATTCAGATGCATTACGTTTTCTTAATTACATGAGAACAAAAGGTTACAACGGAATAATATCCAAGAATGGCAAACCTATTAAAGAAGGAGCAACATAGAAAGGGACAAAGATCAATGACTTGGATTGATAATAAAAATTACAAATATGAAAGGGATCAAATGAGAGTAGAAATCCGATCAAGACAGATTGAAACTATTCAAGAGAGTATAACTAAAATGATAAGAAGATATGAGCAAGATTTCGGTAACATCAACGCCAGCAATAAGGTAAGGAGAGAAGTGATTAAAGATCTATCAAAAATAAAGTCTTTAATGAATGACATCATAATTAAGGAGAGAATATGAAGGAACAATGTAGAGCTAAAATCCAAGTTTATAAGAGAGTTGTTGAATGTAATGGATTTATAAAAAATGGTGTCTGCACTAAATGTAAACGAGTAGATGTAGAAAAAGAAAGGAGAACAAGATGGTTTATTCTAATTGGATTAAACAATTTGATTTAAAGCAATTGTATGTATTTAAAAAGTCGTTGCAATCATGCCTTGATAAGGATTATTACAGTGACTCAATGAGAGTGATGAATCTCTCTCATTTAGTAGATGTAGAAAAAGAAATAGAAAGGAGAACAAAATGAAACTTAAATACAAACTTCTCAAGTGTACTGGATGTATTAAATCCAGACTCTCCACATGGTTTTATCCTCAGCAAGAGGAACACACATGGACCTGTTATAAATGCAGGAGGAAACCATGAGACCTCCCAAAAATACCGCATACAATCTCCGTCTTCAGATTTCGGATCTAACGGATCGCATTAATAAATCCAGGGACAACTTCCTTCGTGAAGAACTTGCATGGAAGGTCCGTAAACTCAAGAAGGAACTAGAGCAGCATCGATCTTGAATTCATTCACTATCACTTAACTATCATCGCAAGGAACAGAATGGCTCAGAAACCATATAAATATGACTTTTGTGATATCCCTAATAATGAAGAGGGAAAGCTTTTTAGAAAGCTCTTAAATAAGTACATTAATAAGGATAAGTATCACCGAATTGATACCAAAGGACAGAAGCTGAAAGAGGGAAGACGTTGGCAGGACTTTCCTTATGGGTATCCTGTCAAGGAGTCACAGACAGTTCGTGTCTATTTAAGGCGAAACCAGGATTCAAAGGACCGCATAAACTACAGTACTGGCTTTTTCCAAGGCAGGGAACAGGGACGTAAACAGGCTTTGCAGGATATCTGCAGTAAGATATTGTCTGAATTAGAAAATTGATCTTGACTGTTAGGTAAAAATGGTTTACGTTTAATACATCCTCAACTAGAAAGCAAGGAGGTTGCATGATTACCCCAACAGAAGTGACTAACTTCAACCGCACTAAGGAACAGACTGAACAGTTTGCTTTGTTCGCAATACTTGTTGCAGGGAAGAACTCTGATGTTGCTTCGTCTAAACTTGAAGAGATTTGTATGAGTGTTTTTGAGAAAACAGATGGAAGGAGAGATATCCTGACATGGATTGTTCAGAACCATGAAAACAGGTTTCTAATTCAGGAGTTCTTTCAATCTTTCAATACTGGTCAACATACCAGAATTGGAACGCATATTGACAAAATGCGTTTTGAGATTGAGAAGGATATCCTTCTGAACCTTCCGGTAGAAGTCCTTGAGAAAAGAATGGGACCAAAGACCGCAAGGTTCTTCATGTTGCATTCCGTGAAGGATTGTGAGTGCATCCCATTGGACACTCACATTTTATCTTGGATGAGGGATAACGGAGCAGATGTTCCAAAGAGTACACCCAAACCAGGAAAACGCTATAAGCAAATAGAAGAAGAATGTTTGGCTATGTTTAAGGAACTATTACCAGAGGGCAAGAGTGTCGCAGAGAAAGACCTGATGGTATGGAAAAAACAATCTGGCAGAGTAAGGAACTGACATGGAAGATTGCGAACATGAGTTAGTATTTCAAGAGTTGGTTAATGATTGCTGGTTTGCTCACATTTGCAAACACTGTAATAAAATAGTTTTAAGTAACCGATTTCTTTGTTTTAAAGAAGAAGAAGAAGAAACAGAAGGAGATGTATGAATATAACAATCACATTAACAGAAAAACAGGCAGAGAACGTAAGTGAAATTATTCTTAATGAAATGCGTTTTCTAGAGGATGAATACTACATTGATCCGAATGACCCAATCTCTGACATAGACGAGAACTCAGACAAAGCTCAGGAGGTAGAACGGACCTTAGCCATTAGTGATTATATTGGCCTGAAAAGAGTCAGGGAAAAGCTAATTAACCCCCCAAGCGGACAGACGGAACCTCCACCGAAGTTTTACCAAAGACCATCAGACGGATTCTTCTATTACTTGGACGAATATGATGAAGATATTCTTTGTTGCTTCCCTGATGCAGACGATGAGAATCAACCAGACACAGAGACAACTTTGTATCTAAGGGATTGTCAGAGTGAATTTGAGAACGGAGATACGTTTGAATCAATTGTAGCTGAAGTGGAACCAATCCTTAGAGGATATGAACTCAAGCGGAAGACTGATCGGTCTCTTTGATGTGGATTCAAAGATTCCGAATCTCCCCTTAATGAAGTTGTCTGCATGGCACAAACAGAGGGGAGATGAAACAGAACTGTATATGCCTATCCGGCATAGTATGTACGACAAGATTTATGCATCAAAGATTTTCAATTTTAGTGATGGCTCACAAGTGACAACTGATATGATTACAGGTGGAACAGGGTTTAATAATAAAAACAATTTGCCTCCTGGGGTAGATGCTATGGACCCTGACTATTCTCTCTATAACTATCCGCATAACCTTGGATTCGCTATGCGTGGGTGTAGATTCAAGTGTAGTTTCTGCGTTGTTCCTGAGAAGGAAGGCAAGGCCAGAAGTGAGGCATCGATTGCAAAAATTTGGACTCAAAGGAGTTCAAATTTTCTAATGTTGCTGGACAATGATTTTTTTGGTAATCCGAATTGGGAGTCCTGCATTGAAGAGATTAAAGAATATAAACTAAAAGTCAATTTTAGCCAAGGACTGAACATCAGGATTATATCGGAACGTCAGGCTCACGCTTTAGCGAGTATCAATTTTTCTTCCGCTTCAGGTAAGAACAAATCAGTCACGTTTGCATGGGATAACATAAAGGATGAACGGACTATACGCAGAGGATTTAACAGAATCATGGAGGCAGGATTAAAACCTTATCAAGTACAGTTTTATGTCTTGATTGGTTACGACTCATCGCCTGAAGAGGACATGCACAGGGTAATGGAAATACACAAATGGGATGCTGACCCATTTATCATGGCATATGACAGAAAGAATGAATATCAACGGAAGTTCCAGCGGTGGGTTAATCATAAAGCGTTATTCAAAAGTATTCCGTTTGAAGAGTATCACAAACCACTGAAGAACCATCAGATGAAGAAGGAAGATCCGAATCAATTGAGTTTGTTTAGTTAACCACTCAAAAGCAGAGGGTAAGGAAGGTGACTGGTCCCCAGATAAAGCAGGGATCTTATTAGCTGATCACCAGTGAATAAGCCGATTCATAACACGGCTGATCAGTTCAAGTACCAGTGATTCATATATGCCCTTCTGATCTTAATAAGCAATCTGGTTGCTGAAACAGAGTCTCTGCTTTTGAAACTTATGTAAGGAAATTATGCTTTACCTTAAAATAATATCAGAACTTTTAGTCCTCATAGGAACCTCGCTAGGTTTCTACTTTTTATTAATGGCAATCGTTTAACACCAATCATCACAAGGGTGGAACAGGCAGTATTTTTTGAACCTAAATTCAGATGGGAAAACAAACGATGAGAAACAAAATCTTCAGATGCATGATCTGTCAGGAGCATGAACCTACTGAGAACGAAGTCAATCTTTTGTACACGGAGGAACGCTGTGAGCGTTACGGATGGACATGGGGTGACGGAACGATTGCCGTCTGTATTTGTCCCAGTTGTGCCATTAAGGATGTGAAGTCTGAGGCAAGTCAATTTATATAAGTACGTAAGTACTTATATAAATTGAAACATTAATTATCAAGTTATTTCGTCTTGTATGTTAGGTAAAATTGGCTATACTAGTATCATGACTACTCACAGTAAGGGGAAACATGAGGAAACTAGTATACATTTTGATTCACCCAGACGGAACTCTAGAGCCAGGAGTCTTCAGAAAGAAGATAGCTCAACGGAAACAGACAGAGTTAGCCAAGGCAGGAGTGAGAACAAGCCTGAAGGCAATGAGATCTTGACGTTTCCATTCACTCGCTGGAGGACGAAGGTTAAGCCCTCCGGTAAATTATACAATCGCAAAAAGAAGGAGAATTATGGCGATTTCTAGCACCAGTTACAAACCATCCAGAACAGTCACCTTGTCGGATCGCTTCAATCCAGGTCAATGGATCTTTGATCATAAATCCTGCGAGATGAAACGTGTCCAAGTTGTAACAGCTAATGGTCCAATCATGCTCAAGAAGGAGAAAACCCATCGATTCATTCAGAACATTAGACTAGCTAAGATTGGGAGGGCTGATCTTCTTGATCCTCAAGGTGTACTTTGCACACTTGAGTACATTAAGCAAGGTAAGGCCAGAATCGGAAAACGGTCTGTTTCCATCCAAAAGCTTAAAGCAGTAGCAAGTGTCTTGGAGAATTTTGAGTTATGAAAAAACGAACCATGTACTACTGGCACTGTAAAAAGTGTGACAAAGTTTTCCCTAAACGCACTCAATCACATGAGTGTATGGGGAGCCATTCTGCACTAGAACGATTTGAATTCAGTATAGGAGGAAGCAAATGAAAAAACTAATCCTGGCAAAAGGTTTAGCTGGTATGGATGGCAAGGAACTTATGTGTGCCATGTCTTTTGATAAGGAAGACACTCTTCAACAGATTCTGACTACAGCCCTTTTCATGGCTTTGACGGATTTTGATCATGCGAAGTTTGAGTTTACGATTTCGCTTGATTTGAAGCAGATCACCCAGAAGCAATGGGACAAGGAAAAGCAGATATCTGACAATCAGGAAGAAATAAACGGATTAATAAATTAACCGATTACCCAGAGTGTCAGAGAAGCCATATATTTAAAACATTAGTACTGAGGCTCCGAAGGCCGATGAAGTACAGAAAATGTTTTTTTGTGACAATATAAGGATGCTTGATTTGGGTTGGCTTTGCCAGCAGCAACAGGACCAAATTAATCTGACACTCTGGTAATGAATTTAGGAGAGCAATGTCTGTATCCATAAACCCATTCCCCAGAAACTCACCTCGCTACCGGAACCCTGTTGAGGGTAAGCCAAAGCGGAGAAGAAATGATGCTATCCACGATAGGACAAAGAAGGGTACTCCCCTCAAGGTTCCTTTAGGTAAACAGCTTGAGGGTAGTCTCTTGACTCCTCTTTACAAGGTCATCCGGTCAAGTTTCGAGAGAAAGCCAGATGGAGCCGAATTCATGTGTCGCTGTAAATGTGGAACAGAGAAAATCATCGTAGCTAGTCCCCTTATGAGAAGGAGAATTCGTTCCTGCGGTTGTCTGAACATGGGTAGACCTGGGAAGAAGCCAACTCCCATGAAAAGGAAAATCCGATACTACACTGATTGCGAGTACCCAAACGGAAGAGTGGTACGCATCTTTGTAGACAACGGAGAAGTGATTTCAGATACTCATCCACATTGGGAATCTAACTACCAGTATAATGAAGCCAAGGCTCGCATGACTGAAGTTAGAAAAGGAGATCCGTTGATATGGAACAGACTATAAATTATCTTTCGGTTTGCTCAGGCATTGAAGCCTTCAGTTGTGCAGTCGAATCCAAAGGCTGGAAGCCTGTTGGATTCTCTGAGAATGCACCATTTCCTTCCAAACTTTTGAAGGAGAGGTATCCTCACGTTACCAACTTTGGTGACATGACTAATTACGAACAATGGAGTATCGATGGAACAGTTGACATTCTTGTCGGAGGCACACCCTGTCAATCCTTCAGTATCGCTGGAACAAGAAAAGGACTTGAAGATCATAGAGGAAACTTGGCACTCACCTTCTGTAGAATCGCAGACAAATTCCAGCCAGACTGGGTTATCTGGGAAAACGTCCCAGGTGTCCTCTCCAGCAAAGACAACGCATTTGGATGCTTTTTGGCAGAGCTTTCAGGAGCAAGTGTACCCCTCCAGCCAAACGGAAGATGGGACAGTTCAGGTTTGGTCTCTGGGCCGAAACGCCAAGTTGCATGGCGCGTTCTCGACTCTCAGTTCTTCGGAGTACCCCAGAGAAGAAAGAGAGTTTTTGTCATCGCTACACCAAATCTTGGAAACTTCCGATGTGCCAAAGCGTTATTCCCTGTCACCGATGGCTTGTATTGGGATTCTGCGAAGGGCCGCAAACAAAGGGAAGAGCTTACCTTTACTACTGGAAAACGCTCTACTTCAAACCATTGGGAGGGAGGACCACATCCCAGCCTAGCCCAGTCCACTTCAAACTCTGGTGGACCTGGATTTTCTAACCAAGAGTTATTCTCACAGGGAGGTGCTGGACTAGTTCCTCATGTCTATGAGAACCACCCAAACGATTCTAGAGTCAAGGATATGGGCGAAGTGGCATCCACAGTTTCCGCACGTTACGGAACAGGTGGAGGTAATACTCCGATTGTGACCTTCTCGTCTAACATGAGTGAACCAGACTGGAATGCTGATATCACTCCACCAGTCAAGATCGGAGAACATGGAAACAATCCTCCTGCGGTTGCGTTTCAGCGTTCTCAGTTGAGACAGTTTGGGAAACTGGAACAGATGGAAATTGCTCCAACTTTGGGGGCAAAGACTGGAGACAAAGAGTTGAATGTCGTTAAAAACTCTGTAGTCCGTAGGCTGATGCCTTTAGAGTGTGAACGTCTTCAGGGGTTTCCTGATAACTGGACCCAGATTCCGTGGAGGGGTAAAGCATCTAAAGATTGTCCAGACGGACCAAGATACAAAGCACTTGGAAACAGTATGGCTGTTCCTTGTATGCGGTATCTCGCAGATAGAATTGAGTTTGTAATGAAGTCAGAGGTAGTCAGCTAGGCTTCTGAAGCTGATAAGCTTGTCCAATTGGCCATGCTGATGTCCCCACCTGAGTAACGTCTTCAGCAGTTTCTGAATCGTTACAATCTCATCAAATGGGAAGGGAAGAATCTAACTGCAAGGGAAAGGCAATTGTATTTAAGATGACTTACACGGAGACTATAGTTATTACAAGGAGTCTATATGAAAAAACGATTATGTGGTGAAGGTTGGCATGATCTGATGACCTGGGAAGAGTACCTGGAGAACATCATGGTGATGTCGAAAACGTGTTTACTCGAGGAAGGACATGATGGTGATCATGAATGGACTAATGATGATGAATGGGGCATTACATTTAAGTAGGAAGCGACCAAGAGAATTAAAGGAAAGGGTTAAGTTTAAACTGTCCATTGATCGTTTATTTTTAATTAATCAATGATTTGGTTTGTTCTGATTTACATTGGCTCAATGATGCTTGGAACTTTGGCCCTGGCCTATTGGTTTTGGAAGTATGACAAAATATTTTGATGATAGTGATAGTTGTTGCGCAGATTTGACAAAATTTCCGTTGGTTGGGTTTCCATTTAGCCTCTTTTTAGGAAAGTAAACGATTTTTTCTTGACTTCAATGTCATTTAGTCCTAATCTATTCCATGAATAGAATGTCATAGCTAATTCTGACTTGCTAGTCATTATTGTCTAGTATATATAAAAGTAAAGACAAATTACCTAACATGGGCTTACTGATACCGGAAGATCGATCCTCAATTTGGACTAATAATTCAGCCTCCAGGCTTAACGCTGAATGTCTGAAAGCACTTGATTATCAGTACAACAAAGGACTGCCAAGGCCACCTTCCAGAGAAATGGACCGAGGCATTGTTACAGAAGAGATGGCTGTTGCTAAATACTACCAGAAAGATTTTGCAGAGGCTGGAGAGCAGAAGTTGCAACAGCTTATAGCTGAAAGGCCAGAGCGTTCCGAGCATATAGAATGGTACAGGGAACAGTGGCCTCGCTGGATTGCTGGCGTGGAGACATACAGAACAGATTTCAATCTCTGGCCCAGAGATCCTGTTCAAAGGAAAGTCGCACTCTCCATTGACGGAACCACGCCAAACTTAGTCGGCTTCATTGATCTTCTTATAGACCAAGGGGGCATACCAATCATTGCTGATATTAAGTCTAAAGGCCAATTATCTTGGGGAGTCCCTCAAACATGGAGAAGACAATTAACTATATACAGCCTAGCCATTAAGGCTGATATGAAGTTGGATTTTATTCCTCAAGCCCAGATTCACATGATTTCCGTTGGGAAGACTCCAGGTAGCAGAGTCATTGATGTGGATATCACGGCTGACGATGTGAGCGATTTAATAGATAGAACATCCGTCATGCAGTTTTCCATTGATAACGATTATTGGCCCAGGAATACGAATTCAGATAAGTGTTCTGAACGATGGTGTGCTTTCTACGGACGTTGTTGGTCCGATCATCTAATCCCTCTGGACAGGAGTCTGGAGAAATTCTCATAACATTCATGGACGATTTTATTGAAATGCCCAAAGTGCAATTACAAGTTTCATACAGGAGAAGGAGTTTATATTGGTAAAAAGCTAAGAAGCTTACGGAGGAAACATAAGGTTACACAGAAGGAAGTGGCAGATGCAGCAGGCCTTAGCCGATACAGTATCGTTTGTTACGAATCTAATAAAGCGAGACCAAAAGAAGAAAATATTCAATTGATCGCCAATGCATTTCAGATCAATCCACAAGAACTTCATGACCACAACTCGCCATGAGCGGAGGATTCAATCTATCGATGAAACTCTCAGAAACGCTAGAGAGGATCTTGAAAAGCAAAGCGAAGGGCATTGCCCTTCATGCGGAGCAATTAGACCAGGCAGTTCAAGAACTCAAACTGGAGAAAGCTCTTGCCATCATTAGAGTCCTACAAAGTGACATTGAAATCACGGAACAGGGTCTCCTCCAAGGAGTACGATACGGAAGTCAAGAAGCTTTTGTCGGAGGGGAAAACTCCGCAGGAGGTGAACCAAATTATAGCAGCCAAGAAGCCAAAGAAACTTTCAAGGCGTGAAGGCTGGCACGAGGAGTGGGGATGGCTTAGTCCCACTGAACAAGACGAACTGAACCGAACAGGAAAAGTGAGTCGAGTTATTCAAGAACGATTATTCCAAGGAGAACTTAATGGGAATATTGAAGGACGAGGTAGTGACAGGGAAAGAGAATAAGCCCTCCACTATATTAATACATGGTCACCCAGGCACTGGGAAGTCCACTTGGGCGGCTGGTTTAGCCAAGACTTTAGTTGCCTCAAAGGACGGAGGGATGAGTGAAATTGACTGTGCAAAGGTTCCCTTAGAAGGGATGGGAACAGAAAAGTTGGTTAGCCTTATGAAGGAACTAGCCACCGAAAATCATAAGTACAATGTGTTCTGTATTGATGGTTTCGAGCATTGTGAAGCGGATGCAATCCGTGAAGTATGTCAGGCAAACAGTGTCGAGAATCTGAATGACGTTCCATATGGCAAGGCATATGCCCAAGTCCGTCAGAAGGTTCAGGATCTACTTATCATGCTGAAGGAACTGCGTGATCACAAAAAAATGCACATCGTCTTGACCACTCAGACATTAGCTAAAGAGATTAGTGAACCACACCTTGACCCATATCATCAGTACCATGCTTTCCTTGGTGTAAAAACGTGTATCGATACTTATGCATGGGCTGATGCTGTTCTGTTTTTCCAGATCAAAACTATAATCGATAAAGTCGATAAAGGTTTTGGTCAAAAAGAGTCCAAAAGCGTTACGCGCGGAGAAAGAATCATTACTACTGGGCCAGCCGGTGGTATCTTCGCAAAGAACCGCTATGGACTTGCTGTTGAAATGCCTGTGGACCCAAAGCTGTTTCTGCAAGCAATTAATGAATCACGCTCATAACAAGGAGAATTAATATGAGTTGGGATGTAAAATTAGACACAGAAAAGAACCCATATAATTCACAACAGTGTGAACTTGGGGAACATAACGCTAAAATTTACTCTGTAAAGAGTGAAAATGATGAAGGACCGCTGACAACGAAAAAGGGAGAGCCGATGACGGCAATAACCTTGAAAGTTGTTGGAGGAGAGTCAGAAGGAGCTTTCCTGACAGACTTCATATTCCCTGAATCAAACGATTCTATGTTAAGCAACATAACGAAAAGCAGACTCTTTGATATTGGGAAGTCGGCTGGTCTCTCTGAGATTAATGGGCCTGACTCCATTATAGGAGCTTTAGTCAGGATAGATGTAAAGAAGGACCGGAAGAATCCAGAGTACCAGAGGATTCAATATATCCACATGGGGAGTTCAGCCAAACCCCAGGCACAACCACAGGCTCAAAGACCATCCTTATTGGCTACCGCTGAATCGGATGAGATTCCGTATCAACAGTAGCGGACGATTGGAGGGAGTGCGATGCTCCCTTCCGTTTCCTGTATCAACAAATACATTCTATCGGAATTTTAATGGTAGGATGGTGATTTCCAAAAGAGGCCGAGAGTTTAAATCTGAGGTGGGAATCTTAATACAGTCCGAAAAAGAGGGACATGGAGTCCCTCTTTTCGGTAAAGAGTTAGTAAGTCTGAACATGGTTCTTCATCCCCCAGATAAACGCAGGAGAGACATTGATAACTTTAGCGGAAAATCTATATTAGATTCGTTGATCGGTTTGATTTACGAGGATGACAGCCAAGTCAAAAAACTTACTGTCGAATTCGGTGAAGTAAAAAAGGGAGGGGAATTACATTTGGACTGCACCATTTATGAGACCCAGAACAGCGGTATTTGAAGCAAAACGTTTTTTAATCCACGGCCTCGCCACGGCTTTGTATAGCGAGGATCGTTCAAAACTCCATCCAAGGATACAAGATGTACTTGGAAGGATGGAATTATTAATTCACCATTTCATACAGGATTACAAAGATGGACAGAGATGTACTAGCGACATATCACAAAGCAGGGATTCCATTACTGAGAATTCAGAAGGGGACCAAAAGACCGATTGACAAGACATGGAACGATAAGCCTGATGAGGATTTCAATGACATCATCGAGAAATTTAGTGATGATGAATACAATATTGGAGGTGTGATTGGAAGTCTTATCGGATCTCATTCTGACCATACATTAGTATTAGATTTTGACAACCAGGAGTACTTTAAAAAATTAACCCAAGACCCAGGCTTCCAAGATGTCTGTCTTAAGGCTCCAGTAGTAAGAACACCATCTGGTGGAACCCATGTCTGGATCAGGGTTAGCAGTAACACTCCAGTAAATAAGTGGACTTTTGATTTCAATGGAGAAGCTGCTGGAGAAGTCCTTGGTCATCGCTCTATGGCTGTTCTCCCCCCCTCTGAAGTTAACGATACCAAATCTGGGAACGGACTACAGAAGTACAAGTTGATTTCTGGAGACTACGAAAAGATTCCTCTCGTTAGCTTACGCCAAATACAACAGTGGTTTCCCAAACACAAAAGAAATTACACCAAGATCGTTGACAGGACTTTTGCTAAAGACCCAGATTCTGGATGGCCTGTTATCAAGATAGAAGCCCCCAAAGCTCCACAAGTGGAACCTGGTCCAATTGCTCATGCTTGTCAGACTATAATCAACTCTCCTGATGGACAGATCAATAACACAGTTAATGACATGGCCTTCTTTGTCGGAAGACAGACTGGGATAGACACTGATATAGCTAGAAAAGCTTTACAGGAAGCTGTTGTCAGTAGGGTAGGTTTCCCTGAACAAAAGGCTTTTGGGACAATTGAAAGAGGACTAAAAGCAGGAAAGGAAGTAGGACCAGCAATACATGGAAGCTCTCCAATGGAGGAGGATCATATTATTCAAGAATCCATTAATAAGATTCTTGACCGGCATATCCAAGCAAGTAAGGAGATGGATTTACAGTACCTCCCATCCATAGTTCAAGACTATGTTGAGAAGGCTGTAGAAGGAACAATGCTTTCTCCAACGATGGTAACTATGGCCTTATTGAACACAGTATCTGTGTACATAGGGCATAAATCACACTTCATGTACTTTGAGAAGATACGTGCAAACATCTGGAGTTTGATTTTTTCTGGGTCTGGAAATGGAAAATCAACCGCGCTGAATCGAGGCAGTGAATTATATAATGTTCATGACGAAGCAATTAAATCAGAGATAATTCATCACGCTAACCTTTTAGTTACCCAGAAAAAGGACCAACAAGCAGCAACGAAGGAGTTAATAGCTACTCTTGAATCATCTTTACTCCGTTACTCTAATCGCATCAGTTTAGATGCGTTTTATGAGTTGCTCTGCAGAAAGGAAAATGGTGGTGGATTTGTGATTGATGAGTTCTCTTCCTTCCTGAAGAACATGGACGATAAGGGGTATAACAGTGGCTTTAAGAATGAACTGACCAGCTTTTATAATGCTTACTATAGGGACACAAAAAGCACTAAGAATGGTGGGATAATCCAGCTTAACAATCCATATATCAGCCTAATTGGAGTGTCCACGGAGGAATTTATATCGGATCTACTCACACCCAGTGATGTTCTATCTGGATTCCTTGCCAGGTTTTTAATGTTTAGTGTTCCCTCAAAGGACTTAATTCCTCCGGCCTTGCCGTCTAACTCAAGGGCTTTCAGTACATCTACTGAGTTTGCTGAGATGAAGATGATCATTGACAAGATTATGCTTACTCAGGGAGATACTGAGATGGTTTTAGATGACGATGCCAAGGTATGGTTTGAGGACGCTCACAACTATCTCTGGGAACAGCAAAGATCAGAACAAGACCCTTACATCAAAAGTTTAATGGAAGCATTCTGTAAGCGTTGGTCTCCCAATATCATCAAGCTTTCCATGATACTTCAATGGATCAGTAAACCTAGATCAAAGGAGATAGAACCGAATGCAGTTAAAGGAGCCAACTCAATAGTGTCCCATGCGGTATCCTGTACAGTCGGCCTGTACAGGGGGACACTTGGTGGTTCCCAAGAAGAAAGATGGAATGAGGCTATTCTCCGCTACATTATTTCTAAGGATGGTAAAGTGAGGTACAACCAGATGCGTATGAATAAGCCACTTAAATCCTACAATCAAGGGAAAGACCCTCGTGAATTAGATTACGATGCAATACTGAATAACCTGGTCTCCTTAAATCACATTAATATAACTAAGGAGAATGGGAAGAAAGCTGATTGGATCATTAGTCTTGCAAGAGTTTAGGAATTGGAGTCCCATCATTTGTTAATTAATCTTTATAGGTTGAGTCTCAATTGGAAAAGTGTGGAGCTTTTAGGGACTCCATTTTTATAGACAACGTATGGACAATAAACTTTTCGGATTCATTGACCATCCGTTGGAAACAAACAGATTAGAGGCTTTTTATTACTCCTTCAGTTTGAACAAGTGAGAAGTCTCTATCTGTTGATATCACTAGCATTGAAGCTTAGTGGTATAGACAATATCGACAATGGAGACAGGGATGTTTGGAGATATCGCACTAGCAGAAGAAAACGAACAGAAGTTCAAGACAGACTTTGAACTTCAGAACGGAAACTACAAACTGAGTCACCTGGGAAAATTAAGTCCTGTAGATTTCATATGCTACCGGAAACCTGAACTTCAGATTCACTCAGTCATTGAATTCAAGGAACGGAACAACCCACACGATAAGCACCCAACCATCTGGCTAAACTTGAGGAAGGCTTCTGCCTTGAAGCTTTTAGCTGCAGGGTTTGGATGTCGCGCGTACTACTTTGTAAAGTGGTCAGACCATATCACAAAGTTTATTGATGTACACTCAGTAGTGAAATATCCGTTGGTAGAGGCTGGAACCTTCAAGAGGTTTTGGCCTACAGACAGGGAATTGGTTTATGATATCCCAATTCATGAAATGCTCGACATGAAACCGAAACCCAAACTAGAGGTACATGGCTAAGAGGCAGCTCTCATTGCTCTTACAGTGGACTGACGATACCCTCGTATCTCTTTCTGCTTACGTTGGATTCTTTCATTAAATTCTTTACCTACTTCAACAGCTTTTCTGTATCTCTTATTCCGGTTAAGCTGTTGAATGACTTGTTTTCGTTCACTACGGATATCGGACAATTCTCTTTCCAATTGACGAATATTTCTCTCTCTTGTAATCCTCGGATTGACAGCCGTCAGGTTGAAACCTATTGCCTGACCAGCTATCTGACCTAGATCTTTCTCTGGTTCTCCAGTACCTCTCTTAAAGTCACCCAGTCTTGTAGCTCTAGAGACCACACCAAAGCCTTTGCTTTCTTGTCCAGGCATCGTCATGGAAACCATACCATGCATGAACGGAGGTGCTGTAAGGTTCCACATAAAGTCTGTAAGAGCCATGATCTGATCGAATGGTTCCATCCAAGGTTCGAGGATCTCTCTCTGGGTAAAGGGATCTTCATTCACCATGATCGCTGTCAGAACTTGCGGAAGTGGACTTCCCATTACACCCAAGGTTCTAAGTGCTTGAGATGCATCTCCTTCAGATATTTCAGACCAAAGTTCATTGATAATACCCCAAGGGTAAACATAACTGGCATCCCAGAACTGAATCCTTCCTTCTGAATCTTTCCATGGAACTGGAATCAAAGCAGGGGGGAGCATTCCAGCATTAGCTTTACTTCTAAGGTAATCCGGTAGATTTAGTTTTAATGCTTCGACATCTTCATCATCCCAGTCAAATTGATGCTTTGTGAACTCCATCATCCCATGACCAAGGGCATATGGAAGTATGAATTTTGTCGGCTTAGTGACCGCTGTTTCCAGCATCAAAGGAATTACTTTTGCCGTATAGGTCAGGAATGGTGCGCCAATAACAGCGGTTCTGCCATACTTAACCCAGCTTCTAGCCAAACTATAATCCATGATCCATTTATTGGCATGAACTGCTGCCGTATCAGGATCAATCCCTTTGTTCTCAACCTGATCCATCAGGACTACAAGCCTGTTAATTTCATCACCAAACTGGTAGAGGTCACCAGCTTTGTTACCCAGCTTGGAAGCAGTTAATTGGACTGACAGCCACATCTGTTCCCACGGACCTTTTGTTTCATTCTGTTTTAATGAATTCAGGTATTCAATTTCGACTCTCTTCACCTCTTCAGCAATAAAGCCAGCAGTCATCAAGCCTCGGTCTTTAGCCATATTGTAATATCGCCCCTGTGTCCTTATCTCCTTGAAGGCTCTACCAATCAGCTTGGGGAGTTTAGTGGCTGGAACGTCTGCAAAATAGGCCAGACTGACAGCGGATACGAAGTTCCGTACGTGACCGGCTGGGAAGTTCAGGGCTGTTTTGGAGAGTTTGAAAAGCGATCCAAACTTGGCAATCTTTCCACCTTCGCCAACAAGATTCTTGAGCCAGTTTGGTGCTTCGTCAGAGAGGATTTGTGCGCCTGTCAGATCCTCTTTGATCTCTGGCAAAACATACATACCACGGAGCTTTCCGTACTTCTTCATGTCAGGCATCTTGACGAACCCTGCGGCCTCTGCAGCCTCATTGATACCAGCAGCGTTCAGACTACTCTCACCCTCTTCTCGCATCCTCTCCGCAAGACCCTTCATCAGTTTGAGTTTGGCAGTGTCCTTTCCACCATTCTCCTCAAACATTTTTAACTGAGCCTCTATCCTTTTTGCTTCGCCCAATAAGTAGTTTGCGGTAGTCCGCATAGGCTTATCAGTGGGAGTCAATCCGTAATCGTTAATCAGGCTTTGTGCAAGTGCATCATCCTGGGCAAGGTCAAATATTTCCTGCTGGGTATTAAACTCTAAGAACTGCTCTTGGTATGCCCACTCAGATTCCTCGGAAATCCAGTCCATGAAATCAATGATCGCCAAGTCCCTTCCTGGAGTAACAATACCTTTCTGGGCAAGATAGGCTGGGTCTTCAACCTCACCAAGGAAGATCTTTCGGATTGCCTCATCAATATTCTTCCGTCCCTTCATCCAATCCCCTTGGACCTTGAGATCACTTCTTAGGACTTGAGCAAATGCAGAGTTGTCTTCACCAAGTAGGTACTTCATGTACACACGAGGTAAGTACTGTCCTTTGAGGGCATTCACTTGATCTCTTGCCAAGACACCAGAAGCTACGGCTTGTTCACCAATACGTTCAATACCTTCTTTAACTTGGATTGAAACCTCCCTGAATTCGTCTTCCGGTATGGTATTAGGATCAGCACCAACAGTCGTTAGATATTTGTATATCCGTTCACCCTGTTCAGGACTTGCTTTCTTCAAAGTGTCATAGATTTGTTTCCCAAGTTCACTGAGTCTATCGATCCTACCCTTGACACGATTTCTTCCTTTCAAGTATTCCTGCATTTTCGGAATCAATGCCACTGGGTTGACTGTTGAATCCGCATATTTGGCAACGACTTGACCTGCTGATTTCAGTTTCTCAATAATTGGCTCACGGAATGTTGGGTTCGCAGCATCGAGGACTTCACCCATGAATGATTCTCGGATTCCATCATCTTCCACGCCAGTTTTCTGCATTTCGGATTGAGCGCGAATCCAGTCTTTTTCCTCCCTTGTAGTATCCGCAATTGCTGCACTTTCGACATCATCCACTGGAGAAGGCATATCATCTCTGGTGTAATAATCCAACTCCCCTCGGACATAGACCCTGTTTCCAATAACACTAGCCTCACCAGTAAAGCCTTTAACAGCAATGCCAGATGATGCCTCTAAGAAAACGTGTTCACGCTTAGGATTAAATACCAGTTGCTTCCCTTCAGTACTGAGTGGTGTATTGACCAGCTTACCTTGGACTCCTGCCATTGGAACTTTAGTTTGTTTCTTCCCAGACTTGGTTTTTCCAACAGCAATATCTCTTCTTAATTGTTGGTTAACTTGAAGTGTCCCATCTTGGATATTAAAACCAGGACCATAAAAAAGGGCTTTACTATATTCAGGATTACCATTCTTCCTGACAGGATGTGCGGTATATCCCTTACCAAGTACTTGGTCTCCTTCTTTTATAACACCACCCAAGTGAAGTCTTACAACAACTTCATCATCTTTGTAATTGTTAGGATTAAAGTTTGTCTTTGTTCCAGTTTCACCGGATTTAGCATCATAATCATCTTTAGACCGCATCATGCTCCGCTTCGCTTCCACGATGAGTTCTGATGCAGATTTTCCTTGTTCTTGACCAGTAAGGTAGGCATCCATTCTTTGTTTACCAGACTCTTTCAGACCGCCCATATTACGGATTTGATCTGGTGTGAAAATTGGTTCAGTCTTATCTGGTACTGGGAAGACCTTGCCCTCTTCCTGAAGAAGATAGGATGCTCTGAAGTCTTCATCCATAGACTGATTAAAGCTATCCAAATCCAGCTTTTCTCCAATGATTTGGTCACCCCTAAGCTTTTCTGTATCTTGGTTTGACTCAATCTCTTTCCCCCCTCTTTTCCCAGAGAACAAGCTCATACTTCCGTCTGACTGCATCTCCTTCTGTACTTTCTGGAGTGCCTGTCTGAGAGCGGTCTCTGAGCCTTTAATTCCCATTACTCTGCGGATCGCCTCACCAACGGACTCAAGAGTTCCTACTCCACGGATTCCTTTTTCCGTAAATTCAGAAGCAATGTACTCTTCAAACTGTACCCTTTCACTCTTGTCTTTGTACTGTTTCCCTCTGTCTGTCCCAAGCCACTTACGAAGCTTCTTCCTGTTCCTTGTATTCTTTCCGAAAGCATCCATAAAGCTGTCAAAACCACCATGATTGTTCATGAAGTTTGTCAACCCTAAGTGACCTATACCCTCATGGTAAAATACCTCTACGGCTCTATTTACGGCTTCTTTCGTTGTCTTACCTCTGAGGTTTTCTGCTACGACATAAATCTTCCCACCCTTGACAAAACCTTCCATAGGTTTTGTCTCCCTGCCAATAACTTCAGAAGCCTGTTTATTATCAGCTAGAACTTCGACATCCGGCATTGCCTTGAATCCATTTTTTAGGGATCTCATCGCCACAGACAACTGTCTCTGTGTCAAGGTCTCTGTCCGATCTGTAGTATCTTCGTAATAGGATGCAAGGTCATCATCCTCTGGAAGAACCCTATCTAGCAACGCATCTGCAAGCTCTTCATCAGTTTTCGTTTCACCATTAGGGTACTTTAGATCAACCCCCTCTTCCCTCGCCAAATCGTATAGAGATTTTCTTTCATCGGAATTCAACTTATCCTCCATTGAAGCTTTTTCAACCACTTCAAACAAAGGTTTAGGAATTTCCTTTAAGTCAATTTTCTCTTTTGTTTCCTCAAAAATCTCTTTTGATTCGTCTAACTGCTGATCTGTTACACTAGGGACTTTATCAAGGACTGTATCTGGGGCCGTAAATGGGGGAGTAATTTCTGTATCTTCTGTGACTGCGGAATCCTCATCCACAATCGCAGTAGTATCAACGTCTGCAGCCTGTTCTGTCTCAGTTGTACCCCCAATTTCTTCCTCAACTTTTCCAACTTCAGTTTTATCCTGGGTCTCTAATGGGGCCGTAAGTGGGGGGGTACTTTCTGCTTCCTTGGA